CTTAAACTCCAATAAGCTGGACTCAATGATTTTTGACCACGAACTTTTTTAAGAACTCCACCCATTCGTGCCATAAATGATCTTTTTCTTGCTGGTATATGTTTTTTAATACTCATAGTTTTTGATCCGAAGTTTACTTTCTGTACTCTTCCTGTTCTACGATTACGCACAAAGACTTTAAACTTCTTAACATCTCCTCGCATAATTTTATTTAATTTAACTGATCGTCCTTGATATTTAGCCATAATGAATTTTATATATCACATTTT